AAAGCCGAGACTGCTGAAGAGCGCATGGTTCGTGAGGCTAAGCAGGACGCCGCTAACCAGAAAGGCTATGAGGCCGCTACCAAGCCAGACCGTTTGAAGAAAGCGTTTAAGGCGGGTGGTATGGTGGGCTCCGCTTCCAAGCGTGCTGACGGTTGCGCTCAGCGTGGCAAGACTAAAGGTCGGATGGTATAACCATGATGTCCTCACGTGGGATGGGGGCCATAAGCCCCTCCAAGATGCCCAAGGCAACTCGCAAATCAAGGCGAGACAATACTGATTTCGATCAGTATGCCGAGGGCGGCGAGGTTAAGTCCCGTGTGAATCAGGCTGGTAATTACACCAAGCCGGGTATGCGTAAGTCGCTGTTTGAGTCTATCAAGTCTCGCGCTACGCAGGGCACCGCCGCAGGGCAATGGTCAGCCCGTAAAGCGCAGTTGCTGGCAAAGCAGTACAAGGCTAAAGGCGGAGGCTATAAGTGAAAGCCCCCCAGCAGTCACTAAAAAACTGGACTGCTCAGAAATGGCGCACGAAGTCAGGCAAACCCTCAAGCGAGACTGGCGAGCGATACCTTCCCGTAAACGCGATCAAGTCCCTGTCCCCCGCCGAGTACGCTGCGACCACCCGCGCTAAACGCGCTGGCAAGGCTAAAGGCAAGCAGTTCGTATCTCAGCCCAAGACCATAGCCAAAAAGACTGCAAGGTTTAGATAATGTCTACGACAGGCACCTCGACGTTTAATCTGGACATCAACGATCTCATTGAAGAGGCGTTTGAGAGGTGCGGCCAAGAACTTCGCACGGGTTATGACTTCCGCACGGCTCGACGCAGCCTGAACCTTCTGACTATTGAGTGGGCAAATCGCGGTATCAACCTGTGGACGATTGAGCAAGGCCAGCTTCCGCTGTACCCCAACCAAGCAATCTACTCCTTGCCTGTGGACACCATTGATCTTCTGGATCACGTAGTCCGAACGGGAACTGGTACAAATCAGATCGACATCAGCATCAACAGGATCTCGGAGTCCACGTACTCTACGATCCCTAACAAGAACGCTACGGGTCGCCCGATTCAGGTGTGGATCAATCGTCAGTCTGGCGAGTCCAACACAACCACGGCTACGCTGACTTCTACGATTGGTTCTACCGATACTACGATTGCCGTTACCGGCGCTTCGTCTTTGCCGTCCGCAGGGTTTATCAAGCTGGACAACGAAACGATTGGGTACTCGGCCATCAGTGGCAATAACTTGCTCTACTGTGGTCGTGGACAGAACGGCACTACGGCGGCATCTCACACCGCTGGCGCTAGCGTTACACTTCAGAACTTGCCAAACATCAATATCTGGCCTGTGCCCAATCAAGGCGCAGTGGGTAACGCCTACTACACGCTCGTCTACTGGCGCATGCGCCGTATGCAGGACGCTGGTACGGGCACGAAGACTCAGGACATTCCGTTCAGGTTCATCGAATGCATGGTCGCTGGGCTTGCGTACAAGATGGCAATGAAACTGCCGAACATGGACCCCGGTCGCATGGCCGTGCTTAAAGCAGAGTATGACCAGCAGTGGCAACTCGCTTCCGATGAAGACCGGGATAAAGCGAGCCTTCGCTTCGTCCCACGCTCTATGTTCTATGCCTGATTATGGCCGGACCAAAGTTTGCCTCTGCCAAGAACTCGATTGCTGAGTGTGATCGGTGCGGGCAGCGCTATAAGCTAAAAGAACTTCGTAAGCTCGTAGTCAAGACGAAGCTCACTAGTATCAAAGTATGCCCTGAGTGTTGGGAGCCAGATCAGCCTCAATTGCAGTTGGGCATGTACCCAGTCTACGATCCCCAAGCTGTGCGCGATCCTCGTCCAGACACTAGTTATTATCAGTCTGGAATTAACGCAGAAGGCAGTCGTGTCTTTCAGTGGGGCTGGAATCCTGTAGGCGGGTCAAGGGCAAATGATGCTGGATTGACCCCGAATAACTTGGTACTCTCTGTGCAAGTAGGTACCGTTACCGTAGTGACTGCTTAGGAGCAATCATGGACTCTATGAAGAAGATCGCCAAGACTGAAGTCAAGGCTCACGAAAAACGCATGCATGCTAAAGGCATGAAAAAGGGCGGAGTTACGTCGCTCGACATGAAGAAGTATGGCCGCAACATGGCCCGTGTAATGAACCAGCGGAGCAAGTAATGGCTAAGTTCAGCATGAAGGTTAAGGGCAAAGAGATCGGCCCAGCTTACGTTTATGCGCCTCCGCATACGATGCAGGGCAGCGAGAATATTGACCTGAGCAACTCTGGCTACGGTAAAGGCAATCGTTACCGCGCTAACGATGTCAACATGAGTGTTGGTAATATCGCCCGTAATGACTATGCTGAGCCTAAGACTGCGGGTACCAAGACTCGTGGTAACGGTGCTGCGATCAAGGGCGTTACTGCTCGGGGACCGATGGCGTGAACTATAGCGAGTTGTCTGGGGCTATCCAGAGTTATACGGAAAACCAATTTCCAGATACTTATCTGGCGGATGGTTCGACGGTTTCGTCAGCCACCCAGATCGCTCGCTTTGTTCGACAAGCTGAGCAGCGGATTTACAACTCGGTTCAGTTCCCCTCCCTACGTAAAAACGTAACGGGGTATGTGGGTGTATCTAATAAGTACCTCGCTTGCCCAGACGACTTTCTGGCCGTGTACTCTCTCGCTGTTGTTGATAACGACGGTTCGTACGAGTACCTGCTTAACAAAGATGTTAATTACATCCGTCAGGCGTACCCCAGCCCTACTGATACTGGCAAGCCCAAGTATTACGCTTTATTCGGCCCGTACGTTCTGGACGAAGTTATTTCCCGCGAACTAGCGTTTATCTTCGGGCCAACTCCTAGCGGTGCATATCAACTGGAGTTGCACTACTACTATTACCCAGAGTCGATCACAACGGCTTCTTCTGGGCAGTCTTGGCTAGGCGACAATTTTGATTCTGTGCTTCTGTACGGCTCTCTTGTTGAGGCGTACACCTTTATGAAGGGCGAAGCCGATCTCGTCGCTCTATATGAGACGAAATACAAAGAAGCCCTTGCCCTTGCTAAACGTCTTGGGGATGGTATGGAGCGTCAGGATGCGTATCGTTCTGGACAATACCGCCAGCCGGTGACCTGATATGGCCCTTATTCAAACCGCTACCAACGCATTCAAGACAGGCTTGGCGACAGGCTCGTACAACTTTGCGTCTGATACGTTTAAAATCGCGTTGTATACGAGCGCTGCTAGTCTGGATGAGACCACAGCGGCGTACACTTCTGTAGGGGAAGTTGTTGCTGGTGGATATGTGGCAGGTGGAGAAGCGCTGACTGTATCTCTAGCGCCCACTGTGGGTACGTCTGGGAATATTGCGTACTTGTCGTTTAGCAACGCTTCTTGGACGGCGGCGATTACTGCTCGCGGCGCGTTGATTTACAAAGTAGCGGCGGGTAACCCCACTGTATGTGTGCTGGATTTTGGGGCGGACAAAACGTCTACTTCTACATTTCAGGTGCAGTTCCCCCCTGCGTCCAACACCAGCGCTATCATCCGAATTAGCTAAGAGGCCATAATGGGCGAGAAAACTAAATCAGTTGACTCTGTAAGCGCTAGCGTAACTAGCGTTCGTCGGCACGAAAACAATGCTTCTGCGGGGGGCGTATTCCACGTAAAGTGCCATAGCGCCGACGGAGTCCTTAAGTGGGAAGCCCAGTCTCATAACCTAGTGGTCGATCAAGGGCTACAGGATATGAACAACAAGTATTTTGGCGGCTCAGTCTATACAGCCTCTTTTTTCCTTGGGCTTATTGCTGGCCCCGGATCGGGTACCGCATATAGCGGCAGCGACACGATGACTACCCATCCGGGTTGGGTTGAGTTCACCGATTACACGGGTACGCGCAAGGCCATGGCTTTTGGCGCGGCGAACTTCGACAATCCGTCTGTCGTGCCTAACACCTCAGTTGCGTTTTCGATCACCGCTACGGGTATCGTGGCTGGAGCGTTTCTCTGCACTACTACTAGCGGCACGGGTGGCATTCTGTTTTCAGAAGCGGACTTTCAGTCTCCCGGAGATCGCTCTGTGCAGAGTGGCGATATTTTGAATGTGGCGTACACCTTCAGTCTGGCAGCGAGCTAATAGATGCCTACCGCATATACACCCCTTCTAGGGTTCGCGCTTCCCGTAACCGGAGAGTTGTCCGGTACATGGGGGGACACGATAAACAGCTACATTACGGAGTATATCGACGCCTCCGTAGCGGGATCGTTGACGCTTTCGACCGATGCCAGCGTAACTCTGTCTATTACTAACGGCAGCGCGTTAGGTAGCACTTCCGCACAGTATTCCACGCTGAATATGATTGGTGTGAGGACGGCGGTTCGGGTTGTTACCCTTCCGCTGTCTAGTCGTAGCTACATTGTTTTTAACAGCACTACAGGTGGGTATAACGTAACAGTAGGTGGCGTGACCGTATATAACGGGGAGCGCTGCACGATTGCGTACAACACTGCTACGGGTGCTTATGAGAAAGTAAACTCTGACAAGTACGGGACTACGCAAGTTCCGGGTACAAACGATACTTCGTTTGCAACTACAGGGTTTGTGCAGGCTGCGGTTACAGCGTTTTTGAATGCGGTGTACCCGGTTGGGTCTGTGTACACAAACGCAGTAAATGGCACCAATCCCGGAACGCTTCTAGGCTTTGGTACTTGGACAGCGTTTGGCGCTGGTCGCGTTGCCGTTGGTTTTGACGCCGGTAATGCGTTGTTTGATTCGCCTGAAGAAACGGGCGGTAGCTATGACGCCACGCTTGTAAGCCACACGCACACGGCAACATCTGGGAATCAAAGCGTAGACCATACGCATACGTTTAGCGGTACGACTGCTGCGGTTGGTGACCACCAGCACCCGGAAATTCACTACTCGACAAACGGATCTGGCGACGGACCCGGACCCGGCGCTAGTTGTTGCGGAGGCGCTCAAATTACCTCGGCACTAAGTACAGGTAGTGCAGGGGCGCACTCTCACTCTTTCTCTGGAACAACTTCGGGCATGAGCGTAAGCCATAATCACGCGATTACTGTAGATTCGGCGGGTTCGTCCGGTACCAACGCAAACGTGCAGCCTTATATCACCGTGTATATGTGGAAGCGAACAGCATGAGCTTGCCTAACTTAGACTCCGAAGAAGTGCGTAATCGGCCTGAGTTTAATACCGACGCCTTCCGAAACGAAGAATCTTCTGCTGAGATGCTAGCCCGTAGGCGGGCGCTATGTGACGCATGTGAGCACAAAACCAGCGTCGGACTGTGCGGTAAATGTTTTTGCATAATCGCGCTTAAGACTAAATGGGCGTCTCAGAGTTGCCCTATCCATAAGTGGTAAGACGCAATATGTGGGTGGTGTTTTGTTATGTTCCCCAAACTTACCCCCGTGGTGCAGTTCCTGACTGCCTCGTTTGCCCTATCCGTAGGCGGGTATAGCGCTGGGGATAAGTTTGGATGGTTTGACCGCAGCATTATTGAGTGGGCACCGGAGCACTTTAGTATCAAGGATGCCAAGATCGGTGAGCCTGTGCAGGTGACGGTAGCCCGGATCAAGAAGCGCGATGACTGTTCGGTTGAAGGCTTTATCCCGACGGTGCGTGATGGATACGGGGTGATTCACGAAGCCACTCCCAGCATGTCGAAGTTCACCGGCCCCGCTGGCCCTGAGATTGATACCTTCACGTACCTGCTGAAGATTTCGGACAAAGAGCCCGTAAATCCCGGAAAGGCCACCCTGCTGGCGACCATCAAATATAAGTGCCCAGAGGGTGAGCGGACAGTAACTTACCCCCGGCACAAGAACCTGACGTTCAATTTAAAAGGCTAAGCATGCTCCCAATCGTCGCCTCTATCGTCTCTGGCCTGATCTCCAACGGTCTGCCTAAGATTGCCGACGCCGTGCTGGAAAAGGGCGTTGATTACGTCGAGAAAAAACTCGGGGTAGAACTCAAGCCAGAAGAAGAAATGACCCCCGACCATGTTGCTTCCCTGCGCGAGCGGGCCATGGAGCATGCTGAGTTCATGGTAGAACAAGAAGTTAAGGACAAGGCCAACGCCCGAGACATGGCAAAACACGCCATGTCCTCCTCAGATTGGTTCGTAAGGCGGTTCACCTATTTCTTCATTACCGCATGGTCACTCTTTGCAATGGTGTACATTCCCTACATCACCTTCGGCCCCATCCCGGCTGAGAACGTGCGGTTTGCTGACACCATCCTCGGCTTCATGCTGGGCACTGTGATGGCTTCGATGTTCTCGTTCTTGCTGGGTTCCTCCTTTGGCTCCCGTGTCAAGGATGAGAAGAAATGATTGAGATTGCTCACCTCGTTGCCGTTGGCGTAAAACCCG